TTTTGCTTTCAGTAACTTTGGTTTCACCGACTCTGGAAGCCCACTGCTCGCCATAAACTGGTCCAGATCCATCGGCTTCGCATCACCGCTTGCATTGATCGACAGCCCCACCAGCTCTCGGTCAGGATACTTTTTACCAAAATTGATCGCTGAGGCTACGAGCGTGCGAGCCCACTCAAACGGTTGCGTGTGTGGGATAATAAGATCAGCAACGAGCATAGCGGACTGATCGTCTGCCTCTTCAATGTGGACGTTTTCAAAATGTCCGAGAATATCGCGTACCGAACGTTCTGGCCGGTCCTGCTCCTCGCTTGCGCTTGGGTGATCCGCGTAACATTTTTTGCCCTCGAATGCGGCAACTGCTACAGCCTTCTCTAAACACTCTCGCGTGTAGTAGTAACAGTCCCGAAGATTCCCAAGGCCCTCTTGAATAAGAGCCACCTTGAACTTGGTCGGTCCGACTCCGTCGTCTCGAGACGACTCCAGAAAACGGGAGTCCTGCACTAAAACGTGCTTTGTCTCTTTCTTCTTTTTAGATCTCAAGACAGCTGGCTGCGCTGTCGTGCTGTCGCTCTCGGCTGCCTTCATTTCACCGATCTCGAGCCCAGCCGATTGCATAGCAGCAAACATGGATTGACCTGAGATGTCAGGGCTCTTTAGTAGAATTGCCTGAATTTGTTCGTCGATTGATGGAGCGGAATCGTCGGATGCTCCGACTTCTGCTTTCATATCACGAATCATGATCTGTAAATTTTTGAGCATTTGAACGAACGCCGGACCAGAGATGCCTGGGTTCTTCACAAGCAGATCTTGCACGGCAGCCAAGCCGCTTGGCTTTTGCTTAAGATCTCCCGTGTCAGGTGCTGGAGCTGGAACGCTTGACACTCGGGGCACATCGCTCGGGGTGTAACTTTCCTCGCCGAAGAACTTAAACTTGCCCTTGGGTTTATCCTGAGCGCCTTCCTTTTTTGCGTTGGGATAAAGCTTGAGCATCAGGTCGTCAAAGTCCGTCCGCAGTGCTTTATCTTTCGGCATTGCCGAGTAAACTTGTTCTCCGTGGAACACGATCGGAGCTGACGATTTCTTGGCGAACGAAAACTGAGAAGTCACGCCAGAGTCTTCGGACTCGTAAAACGTGACTGGCTCACCAAGCAACATCTCAACGAGTCGTTCCAAACCCTTTAGCGCCATTTGTTTCGATTCTCTCTCACTGATTTTGAAACAAACTTCACGATCAAGTCAAACTTGCCAGCCCCCGCTTGAACAACCTGCGGACGATAATCAAGCTCCCGAAGTTGAATCCCTTGATTCAAAGCAACCCGCTCCACTTCTTCCAAGCTATGGCAACGATAACCTTCAAGCTCATAAACGTGACGCTTCACACTGTTACGCATGGTCACCGATCCACGCTCCACCTCAATCAGTCTGTCATCATCCCGGCCCATATACTTCTCACGATTCCGACAGAATTCGTCAAACGTCGGCATACCAAAATCTTCAGGGTTGTCGAAAATCTCAGCCGTTGATTCTGCGTCCTGAATCTTTTCTAAAGGCGTCTTCACTCACTGTCTCCTTGCTTAATGTCTGATCGCTCTTGACCGGTTAATGCAGCGGTTGACCCACGCTCTGGACTGACGACTCCGGGCGGTGCGCTCAGTGGTGCGATTAGTGACGGCTCATCACTGCGCTCGTCGTCAATCTGCTTCTTTTCGACTTCATAATCAAACTCAGTGATAGAAAGCTCCTTTGCGACCATGTTCGCAGCCCGCTCATGAGAGATAAAGCCCTCAGCTTTCGCGAGTGCGATATCTTTAATCTTTTGCGACTTGTCTGCCGTGATGATCTCTGGAAAGGTTATCTCGCAGTCTGCCTTAATGCCCGCCCACTCCATGCAATACTTCCAGAGATCCTGAAGCATGCGCTCATAGACTTGTTGGCGCATCTCAAATCGCTTTGCCACTGGTTCGGTTGCTACGATTGCAGAGCCTCGAGTTTGACCACCTGATAGGTGAGTGCCGAAGTATGAAATGGGAATACCAAGCCCAGAGGCTACCATTGAGAGCGTCCAGTTAAATGCCTCGCTCATGCCACCCCTGCCGCCCTCGACTCCCAGATACTTTCTTTCGATTGCGTCGGTGTGGACGAACTCAGAACCAGCCGGAGCGATCGTTCCCACCGATTGCTGGTCTGCGATATAGGCATCAATGTCGGCTTGGTTGCCTCGGATCGTCGTATCTACACAGAACGCCGATTGCTTCTGGAGTGCTACAATCTGGAAGTTAACCGAGTCAGTCAGTCGTTTTAGAAACCCGAGCACCGAGAATAGATCCGACCGACCACGCTTTTCATTTGAGAAGCAGTTTACCTTATAGTGCCCCACTTGATCAGCTGGGATGCTTTGGAAAATAAACTTTGTCGTGGGCACACTCTTGCCCGGCTCCATGTTTGTGAAAACCTGCCACTGCGTTGGAGCCAACCACACATAATAAAGCACTGAAGTGATATCTTCTGGCTCGGTTACGATGTCCCAAAAGACAGTGGTATCAATCACGCGCACGCGCGGGATAAGCGCTTTTGGGATGTCTTGTCCTGGATATGGTCGCTGAATGATTTTCGCGTCACCTTGGGGCAGCTTCCAGAAAGCAGTCTCTCCGTTAATTGAGAGCTCTCGAGCTGCTTGCATCATCTGCTCCTGCAAGCGGTTGGCTTCTTCAAATGCTCGCCAGATCACAAGAGCTTCTTTATTTTGTGAGTCGATTCGGTACCCACGTCCGAGAGTAAAGTCGGTGATGATATTTACGGCCTGATGGGCAATCGGGTGATGATTGTATGCATAGAAAGCGGAGTTAGCCTGCTGGATGAAATCCCGCTGGTAAAGCGTCCTAAAGAACGCGCCACCCATGAGCGGCACGAAGGAGTCACCAATGAGTCCCGAGCCCGTGTAGTCCATGCCGTCGGTGGCAAACGAGTCAGCACCCTCTTTGAGCTTTGCAGCTTTCTGGCTTTGCTTTGCCATCTCGAGAAACTGCTTCCGGTCAAGGTGCTTCCAACGAGCTTCACCAGTCTCCGGATTGACCACATGAATTCGAGCCTCAACCACGGCATTAGGGTCTGCTTCAATCATTCGCACCAGATGCTCAGTTGAATGAATCTCCGGCACAGAGGAGTCAGCAAAGATGCCTTGCCGTGTATCGTACGAGTCGAGGTCTTTAGGTTTAAGCGTTAGCTGTTTAGCCATTCGTCGAAGTCCTTTGCATTTGATTCCGGTTCGTCTGGCATAGTATCCAAGAGCGGCGCAATCGTACACCGGCAGTTATAGTGGGCTGGCGGTACGACAGTAGCACCGCCTGTCATTTTCTCAACTTGGCTAGTGCTTTTGCCGTCGAAATCACTGCATCCGTAAGCACCACAGCAGTCGTCGCAGGTTCCGTCATCAATAACCGCAATCCACTGAAAATCCACGATTCCATTCTGTTTCGCAGCTTCATCTTGCCCTGATCGTACCGCACTGACAAACTCGTGTGTCAGGTCTTGTTCAAGCTCAAAGTCTTTGTAGAAGTAATCCGAGTCTGGCGTCGGTCCACGGAATTGATACGTCGGCACGTATTCAGTTAAATAGTAGTCCACCATCTCACGCCATGCGTCATCGTCGATGAACCCAACCGAGAGATCAACTTTACCCTCTGCAAGCTTCAGAACCCGGTCTGCTTCCTTGATACTCTTAAGCGTCTTCGGCATTCGTTTAACAAACGCGCCCTTTGGAATCGCTCGGTCAAGTCGCTCAAGCATTCCAGCGACAGAATCCCGTTGAAGCCGTGAGAGTTGGACAGCGTCAAGTAACCGGCGGGTGAGCTTGCTAAAAGCGTATTGAATCCGTGCCCCGATGTTCTCGCCGTCAGCGTTGCTGATAGCCACTTCAATCGTATCGTCACGGCTCACATGGACGTTGCCTGGCTTGTCTTTCGCCTGACAGATCGCCTCGGCTTCACCTGTAACTGAAAGCGTGTAACTAAACATCTTCATGCGAACGAAGATCCCGCCCACGACTGCTGCGGTCTTTTGAAACTCTAAGGCTATAAGCTGCTCAGCCTTTGCCATGAATTGAGACGAATCGAAGCTTGAGGAGTTAGGCGGGGTTTGCGCATACAGAAGGGCAAGCTTCTCTTTGACGGCTTGAAATGCGCCTCGGAGCGCGTCGTGCATCTGTGCCCGGCTTTTGTTTAGAATCACTTCTAAAGCTTTGTCACGCTCGGTAATAAAGCGTTGATACCGTCTCGAGCCGACTGCGGAGATCTTTCTTCGTTTTCCCACGGTGTGAACCCTATCGACGGAATTTGACGAAATCAATGGCGGCTCCGGAGGGAATCGAACCCTGCGCCCTGTACGGTCGGCGTCCCGACTATTCGCACTGCTCTACCACTGAGCTACGGAGCCTTCTTTAATCATCTCGGAATAACTGAGAGTTTTCCAACCGCTGGCTGCCATAATTTTGAAAGCGCATGGACTACGTACCCGACCGCGTCACTCATGTGCGTTAGCTCTGGGTTGGTGGTCTGGTCCAGAATGAATGCTCCGCCTTGCTTCCATACGACTCGTTGCAGGTCTGTCACAAGCCTCGGGCATCTCTTGGGGTGAATGAATAACTGGCGCACACCCGTGGCGCTCTTAAGCTTTGCATTCATCACATTGATGCGATCCTTGATAGCTGGGTTGGCTTCTGGTGTCCGGTTCTCAAACCTGATACCCGCCTGAGTGAGTGCTTCAAAGAGAATTGAATAGTCTGATTTTCCTGCGGCTGCTCGTTGCCCGGCCTTGCCGGTAGCGTCTCCGGCTAAGATCACTTGAGTCGGTGCTTTGATGTCGAGAGCTTGAATTCTTTGGACAAGCTCTGTGGCTGCCTCTTGCGTGTGGGACTTTTTTAGAAAGATCTCATCAAAGAAATAAAAGGTTTCGTTTCTCGTCTGACCGATCGCCCAGCTCATGGGTGAGAGGTTAAAGTCTAGCCCGATCACAAGCGGCAGGAGTGGTGTGTAAATACCGTCTGACAAAAAGGGCGACCGCTCGGTTAAGTTCTCTTCGCTGAAAGACACGTAAACCGAGCCGCTGTGTAGGTCTCGGAAATTGGCATTGATCTCCTGATCAAACTCCGCTTCTGAGAGCTCGCGCTTCGCTGCCTCGTACTCCTCGTGGGTAAATAGCGGATTGCAAGTCGAGGGTGCTTTGATGACTGCCCAATCCGGATCTGTTTTTGCTCTCTCGGCCAAGTCGTAAAAGGAGTCGAATCCGTTTGGCGTACTGACAAAGGCAGCCCAACCTTTGGTGGTCGTGAGCATGGGTCTTAGAACCTGCGGCCACAGCTCGGGGTGCTGGTCTCGAACCTCGTCTACAACTGCGCCGTGAAGAGTCTCGCCTCGAAGGTTGTCAAAGTTTTCGCCTGATTTAAAACTGATCTCTGATTGATTGATGAGCCTCACGCGCAATTCTGTTTGGTTCTTTTTCACCATCAGCTCGGCACATGACCACAGCATCCCGACCAAGCGCCTGTATTGAATTCTAGCCTGTGGATAGGTAGGGCTGACGAACCAATATCGGGTCCCAGGATTTTCCCAAGCTCGTTTTAGTAGCTCATTGAGACATGCTGTAGACTTCCCAGATTGCCTGCCCCAGCTCGCCACACGATAGCGCGCGGGCGAGCTGTGAAACTCTAGTTGCTTCTCGTGCGGCGTGTAAAGTTTAAGATTAAGGCGCACAACTATCTATCTTTTTCCTCAGAAGACCCGCCCCATTGAGCAACGTAGCTGATTTCTTTTACCTCGGCTTTGACTTCGCTTGTCTGCTCGATCTTTTCTGTCTGTCCGAGCATCTGCTTCCCAAGCCAGATCAGCATAGCGACGTTACCCTTTTTGGCTGCTTCTAGCTGCCAGATTCTAAGCTGTGTTTTCAAGCCCTCTCGGCTTTTCTGTAAAAGTTCCGCATAACGCCGCGTCAAGGTATCAACTGAGCATCCCACCTGAATCGCAATAGATTCATTTGAACACCCAACCTTTGCCAGTTTTTCCACTAGATTTTCATCTATGTGTTTCTTGGGTCTGGCCATCACTGCACCTTTAACTCATCCCAGAGCTTGCCGTCATCGCGGTAGGCTTTCTTCCCGGTGTATTTCTGCCAGCGGTCTAGTATGACGCCGCAATAGTGCGGGTCGAGTTCCATCATGAAGCACTGACGGTCAGTCTTCTCGCAGGCAATCAGCGTTGAGCCGGAACCGCCAAAACCATCATAAACTGAAACACAATCTTTTCCGATATACGCAAAAACATTAGATATCATTTTAGCTGGTTTTTGCGTCGGATGAACACGCTTCTCCCGCTCGTTACTTTGAACCATTCCCATCCAAACATGGGTTATAATTTTTGCCGGTTTGTCAAATGATGTCCAAGCCAATTCAAAGTCTGAAAAATTATCGTCCCACTGACGGCCCTTCTTATCCCACACAATCCAACACTTTTTCGGTGTAAGAAATTCGGTGAAATAATTGCCACCCCAGATAATAAAATTTATCGCCTTTAATGCTTGGCAAGTCTGCCAAAATTCTTTGGCTGTTTGTGTCGTATCATCTCCAATAATTGGAGAGTATGCATTGGCTGCGACAGTATTGCCTCTACCGACTGAGCCAAACGCCTTGCCTCCACCGACCACGTTAATTCCATACGGAGGGTCTGTATGAATTAAATCAGGAATTTTTCCATCCATCAGCCGCTCAACGTCAGTGATCGCTGTCGAATCCCCGTACATGAGCCGATGCTTCCCTAGAATGTAGACTTCACCGCGCACGACCTTCGGCTCTGGTAATGCGTCGGGCACCTCGTCCTCGTCGCACTGAGGGTCTAGCTTATCCGCAGGCTCAATTACGAAATCCTTGATCCCAAGCAGATCAATATCAAAGTCAGGCCCAAGGTCACCGATATCCGTATTGATCGCACTCAGGTCCAATTCACTCCACGAGGCGATTGCGTTATCTGCTTGAAGGTCGGCATACTCTTGAGCGTCGTCGGTGTAGTCCTGAAAGCTCACGGGTACTTCTTTAAGCCCAAGATACTTTGCAGCCTCGAGCCGCCCGTGCCCACTTGTGATGAAGCCTGAGCGCTTGCTAACT